AAACTGTTTACACTTAGGCTAATAAAACAAAACAAACTAATACAGGCTAATATAGGAGAATAAAATATGGCTACTTTAGCAGAAATCCGTGCAAAACTTCTTGCACAAGATAACAAATCGGCAGATAATGCCAACGCAAATAGAGGCACAGATGCCATCTATCCTTTCTGGAATATGGACACTGATTCTACATCAGTTATTCGTTTTCTTCCGGATTCAGACAATTCAAATACTTTTTTCTGGCGTGAGAGACAAATCATCAAGATGCCTTTTCCAGGTGTCAAAGGGGGTGACGAATCGAAACCAGTAACAGTACAAGTTCCTTGTATTGAAATGTGGGGTGATACATGTCCCGTACATGCAGAAATTCGTCCTTGGTTCAAAGACCCTTCTATGGAAGATATTGGACGTAAGTATTGGAAGAAACGTTCTTACATCTTCCAAGGATTTGTTGTTCAAGATCCAATGAACGAAGCAACTCCAGAAAATCCAATTCGTAGATTCGTAATTGGGCCACAAATCTTCAAACTATTGAAGGCGGCTCTAATGGATCCAGATATGGAAAATCTTCCAACTGACTATGATGCAGGTACAGACTTCCGTCTTACTAAAACGCAAAAAGGTCAGTATGCAGACTATTCAACTTCAAATTGGGCACGTAAAGAGCGTTCTCTAAATGAAGAAGAACGTCAGGCGGTTGAAACTCATGGTCTATATGACTTGGGTGATTTTATGCCGAAGCGTCCTAGTGATGAAGAAGTTCGTATCATTATGGAAATGTTCGAAGCATCAGTTGATGGGCATCTTTATGACCCAGAAAAATGGGGTTCTTACTATAAACCATATGGATTGGATGTAGGTAATACTAAGCCAGCATCATCGGCACCAACTGCATCAGCAGTAACACCGAAGGTTGCGGAGGCTCCAGTAGCACAAACTTCAACTCCAGCTGAAACACCGGCTCCTGTACAAGCAGAAGCAACACCTCAACCAGCAATGGCAGAGGCGAGTGCGCCAGCAAGTGGTGGTCAGGGAACTGATGCCGCTGATATCCTGAAAATGATTAGAAGTCGTAAATCTGATTAATCATTAACAACTAGTGAGGGAGACTTTGTGTCTCCCTCCATATCAAAGGAGTAGAATATGCCAAGAGCATTTGACGTAAGTAAATTTAGAAAAAGTATCACAAAAGCAGTTCCAGGCGTTAGTTCTGGTTTTCGTGACCCTGATACTTGGATCTCAACAGGTAACTACTGTCTAAACAAGTTAATCAGTGGAGACTTTTATAAAGGTATTCCACTAGGAAAAGTAACAGTATTTGCAGGCGAAAGCGGTGCAGGTAAATCATATGTTGCGGCAGGCAACATTGTCAAGGCGGCACAAGACCAAGGTATCTTTGTAGTTCTGATAGACTCAGAAAATGCATTAGATGAGAAATGGCTACATGCATTGCAAGTAGATACTGCCGAAGACAAACTGTTGAAATTAAATGTGGCAATGATTGACGATGTTGCTAAAATTATTAATGACTTTATGAAAGATTACAAGGCGGAGTATGCTGATGCAGAAGACTCAGAACGTCCTAAAGTAATGTTTGTTATTGATAGTTTAGGAATGATGTTGACACCAACTGACGTTGACCAGTTTCAAAAAGGTGATATGAAAGGTGACATGGGTCGTAAACCTAAAGCACTAGCATCACTAGTTCGTAACTCAGTTAATATGTTTGGTGATTACAATGTAGGACTAGTATGTACTAATCACACATATGCATCACAAGATATGTTTGACCCGGATGATAAGATTTCAGGTGGACAAGGGTTTATCTATGCATCAAGTATTGTTGTTGCAATGAAAAAACTTAAACTAAAAGTTGACGCAGACGGTAATAAAACATCACAAGTACACGGTATTCGAGCGGCTTGTAAAGTAATGAAAACACGTTATGCAAAACCATTTGAAAGCGTACAAGTAGAAATTCCATACGAAACAGGTATGAGTCCTTACAGTGGTCTTTTGGATTTCTTTGAAGCAAAAGGTGTACTAGTCAAGCAAGGCAATCGTTTGAAATATATGACTAAAGCAGGCGAAGAAATGATTGAGTTCCGTAAAAATTGGATTGGTGAAAAACTTGATACAGTAATGGAAGATATTGCACTTGGTGGTGATACACTAAGTACTGAAGAAGAAGCAACTGATCAACCAGTTGTTGATGTTATTGATACAGAAAAAGAAGTAGCAGAAGGATAAGCAATGGACGAAATGTTTGCAGAGTTCTGGAACACAATAAAAGAGTATGTTCCGGCAAAAGAAAGACAAACAGCCGCAGATCATTCAATTAGTATTCTAATTGATGCTGGTGCAAGTGATGATATTTTATATGCACTAAAAGGTTGCGATAAAAATATGGCACAAGCAGTAGCAGATCAATTAGGTGAAGATGAAGAAGAAGAAGTCTATGATGACGACGACTACGGATATGATGACGACTAATGAGTTGGTATGGTAAAATAACCAAAGACTTATCTACACTTCCTGACTTTATTTTATTTTATGAAAAAGAGTTAACCGAAGCCAAAAAAAGAAACTGGCATCAACGGAAGTGTAGAACGTCATCTAAGAGATTTGCCAGGTATAACAGAGCACCGTTTTAATCAACTACAAGAGATTGAAGCAGTGCTTAACTATCTTAACATACAACTTAGAAAAATAAGACGTAAGCACTTTCAGAAATACTTGGAAGGCTATCAACGTGCATTATCAAGTCGTGATGCTGAAAAAT